CTCGTCCTCGACGACGGCCTCCTCGGACTCGCTCACCTCCTCGCCGGTTTCAGCGGCATGCTGTGCCGCCAGCTCGTCGGCGAGCACCTGGGCCTCGTCGCGGTCGTCAGCCTTCTGGCTCTTGGGCGGCCCGAAGACGCCGAGCTTCCGAAGACGCTCAGCCTCCCCCGGTGCCACATCGGAAGGCAGCGAGTCGCCCTTACGCAGGGTGACTCGGCGCCCGCTCTCGGTCTTGACCATCGCCGAGAGCCCGTGGAGTACCTCGCCCTTAGGAGCCATCAGCGTCGACCCCCGTCACGCGCAGCACCGCCGCGGCGTTGTCGGCGACGAATACCGGAACGGTCTCCAGCGTGTACTCGTCGGTTTTGCGCCGAGCGTGGTATTCGTGCTCCTGTTCGAGCGGCACCTCGAACCCGATGTGCCCGACCGCGCCGGCCTTCGCCCAGATCGGCTGACCCTCGGTGACCTGGGGGGAGATCCGCAGGTGCTTTATCCCGAAGCTCTCCAGCAGGGCTTTGAGCTTGCCTTCGGGGTAGCCGACGCGCAGGTAATACGCATCTTTCTGGTTGACGAGGAGCGTATCGGGCCGTTCGCCCGCCTTGTCCTCGATGAACTGTTCCTCGACCGCGGCGAAGTCCGCCTCGGGCCGAAGCAGCGGGTCGGTGTTGATCACACCGTCTTCGGCGGGTTTGCGCCACCCTTCGGTCCGCGTCGTAATGACGCGGTCCCAAGCGCTGACCGCGCCGTTGACGGTCTGGATGCCGCGGGTCTGGAGCCGGTCGGCGAACGTGTTGGCGGCCTGCGTGAACTGCCGCAGAACCGCGGCGGCGTTCATGCGCCGACGGTGCTCTTTAGTCACCTCGATCGTGCCGGACCAGCTCTCCGGCCGGGCGAGCTTGGGCGCGCGCCGGGTCGAGCCGATGAGCGGAGCGTTCGCACCCGGAGCACGCGGTGCGATCGTCTGATCCTCGGGGAGGAAGTGATCCTCGGGGAAGCTCTCGCGGTAGATCACCGCGCCGCCCTCGACCGTGAAGCCGGCGGTGCTGAAGATCTCCTCGATGAAGTACCCCTCGTTGTCGGCGACCAGTTCCCGGATGATCTCCGGGATCACCGTCGGTGGATTGACGAGGTCGTCAATCGTGATGAGGTTTCCGTTGAGAGTCGCCGATCCGAGCGGGCCGGCGACGGGATTCTGTTCACTCATGGCGTTGTTCTCCTATCGCCTAGTAGAGCTCGCACTCGCCGACTTCATCGGCGTCTGCGTCGGTCAGGAACTTGCCCACAGCCACGCCCGAACCACCGGCCAGGCTGGCTTTGGCAACGGCCGCGACGACCCCAGCTCCGCTCGACGCCCCAGTGTTGGCGCCTTTGACGAGCTGGGATGCGGTGTCGTGCTCGGCAATCGCAGCGATCACCTGGGCGGCGGTGGAGGTGAGCTCCCCCGCGCCGGTCCCGTTGGTCGCCAGATTGACAGTGATGTCGTTGCCATCGACGTCGACCGAGAGGGCTTTTTCTTTGCCCCCCGGGTCGACGAGGGTGACCGTGAGGCTGTTGCCTCCCGGACCCGACTCGCGAGCCGTGAAGGTGATCGCGTTGTTGTCGGCGACTTTCCCCGTTGCCAAGGAGGCGGCGACCACCGCGACGGCCTTGCCGCCCGTGCCGACCGCGACCTCGTCCAGGGCTTCGAGACCCTCGCCGGCTACGACCCGGGCAATGGCACCCGGACGCACGCAGTTGATCCGGCGCTCGACCGAGTAGGAGTCCTGCGTGGCAGGGCCCGAGTCACGCTCGGCAACGCCGAACGGATGAGAGGCGCCAGCCGCAGCGTGTTCGACCGGGTAGTCACCCTGCTCGGTCTTCGGGCCGACGATGGCGATGAACCGTCCAGCGCTCACCGCCGCTTCGGCGAAGACCGGGATGTTGTCCCCGGGGTTGAAGCGGGGCATGTGCTCAGTCATCTGTGATTCCTCCTTGTGAGCAGCGCCCGCTTACGCGGCCTGCTTGTTGTTGCCGCGGATGGATGCCATGACGCGGGCTACCTGGTCGCCGGGGGCGGACTCGGCGGCAACGCCGAGCTCGTCGACCGGCACGGTGTTCTCGGGAAGGTCTTCGATGAACTTCCGGGTGGCCGCCTCGATCTCACCGCCCTTGTCGAGCTGCTGGCGGTAGGACGCCGCGGCAGAGGGCGGGAACTTCCCGGCCTCCACGGCACCGTCCACGATGCCCTCACGCTCAGCGGAGAGCTGGGTCTGGCGAGCCTCGCGACCCGCGGCAGCGTCGGACTGGAGCTGAGAGAGAGCCTCTTTGTCGACGGTGACGCCATGACTGGCGGCAACGGCGGCAGGCTCCTCGGTCTCCTCCGGGGTCTCCTCAACCTCGGGGGTCTCCTCCGTCTCCTCGGCAGGCGTCTCCGGCTCAGCCGCGAGCGCCTCGTTGATCTGCTCCTCGGTCGCGTCCTCAGCCAAGCCGAGCCGCTCGCGGAGCTTCTCCATGTCGATCGACATGTCGTCCTCCTGTGGATCAGGCTGCGCGGAGGCAGCCGTTTTCGGCGCCGGCTTGTCCGGTCGCTCAAGATTGCTGGCGAGCACTCGCTGATCGGAGCGCTCATTCCGGGCAGCGATGACGGCGGTGGCCGAAGCGCTGACCGGGACGAACTCCTCGCGGACACGCACCGGCTCGCCGAAGGCCACCTCGTCTTTGCCATCGGTCTCGAAGGGGACGCTCCAGGTGCCACCCTCAGTGTCGTCAGCGATGACCTCGTTGGGATCTACCCGAACGTCGCGAGCCCACCAGTAGTAGGTGTCGAGGCCCTCGACCGGGTCACTGGTCGCCCAGCCCCAGTTGAAGCGTTCGCGGATCGTGCCGGTGGCGACACTCGCGGTGATCTCCATTCGTCCCTCCTCAGGGGTTGCGGCGGCGCTCAGAACGGCGTCACCCGGTCCCTCAATGAGGAACCGTTCGAGGTCTGCAAGGTCTTTAATCGCCGGGATCACCGGGCCGAGAAGCGCGATAGCGGTGATGACGGCCGTGTAGGTCTTGCCGCCCTCGGTGGTGACGCGCTGGCGGCACTCCATCGACCGGCTGCGGTAGGCAGAGGGCAGCGCGTCGGCCAGCCAAACGGGGACCTCGATGTAGTCCCCAATCAGCTTGGCGCCAGCGTTGGTGAGGCGAAGGTTCTGTGCCGCGCCGAAGGCCGGGGCGCCATCGCCAAGCTCAGCGAACGGGTCGACCACACGCATCTCACCGTTAATCTCAGAGGTGTGCCCGAGCTTCAGCCGCGGGATCTGGATCAGCGGATCCTCGTTCGCGGCGGTGGCGGCGTCGGCCAGGTGCTCGAAGGTGCAAGTGAAGGGACCGGTGCTCGCCTGCCACTCCATACCGACCGTGGCGATCTCGACACCCGTGACGGTGCGGTACTCCATGCGGGTGTCCTCCTGGCTCGGGCGTAGAATTCGGCGCGTATGGCTGATAGACCGTTTGCTCTCGACGACCCCTGCACCCACGCAGGCGGTCACGAGGACCCTGACCACAGCGGGCTGTGCATCTACTGCAGCGGCCTGCTGGACCCGACCGCCAAGGAGATTCAGCAGGCGATTGAGGGCGGCCGAGATCCGGCGACTCTCAAGGAGTCGATCGAGTGGCGTGAAGCCCGGGACTGGCTAATGGCCCGAGCCGAACGCACTACTGGCTAGGCGCGGCCTCATCAACATGCACCGCAACCAACGTCCCCCGGCACCGGGGTCCGCCAAGGCATTCGGCGTACCCCCCGGTGGGGTAGTCGGCCTCGGCCTCTTCGAGCGACTCGTATTCGGTGCCGTCGATCGCCGTGCATTCCTCGCAGGCGTTCTCGTCGAGCAGCTCTGAGGCGTAGAGGTACTTCGGCGGGTTCTCAGCGAACACGGCCTTGCGGCCGGTGTTCATGGCCTGCACCGTGGCACCGGAGAGCTGCTGCTGGAGGTAGTCCTCGGAGAGGCCCAGCAGGTACTCGCTGACCGACGATGCGACCTCGGCAGCCGTGACGGCACCGGACTCCGCAGTGAGGCTGACCGCTTTGCGACCGGCCGCCTCGGAGAGCGAGCGCGTCAACAGCGTGTCGACGGCGCTGGCGCGAGCGGTGAGCCCGGCCGTGTCGAGATCAGGAATCACCGCGGTGATTCCTTGGCGGGCAGCCTCTCCCACGGCCTGGTCGACACCCTGGGCGGCCATCTCTAGCATGGCCCCCTCAAGGGTCTCGGCGAAGAGGGGCGTGGCCTCGATGCTGGCGAGCTTCGTCAGGTCACCGGCAGCGTCCTCGATCTTCGAGGCCAGCTCGGCAATCTGGTCGGCCTGCTTCGCCTTGACCGCCCCAACCAGCTCGTCGATACGGCCTTGGACCTGGGCGTCCATCAGCTCGTAGTCGACCTTGGCCTGGACCTCTTGCTCGTAAGGCTGGCGGCGCAGCGGGCGGTCAGGCAGCCGGAGAGAGTCCGTAGCTGCCGCGGCGACCGTCGCGCGCCGCCTCTCCCTCGCCTTTGCCTGGACAGCGGCAGGCTCGGGCGGGGAAGGTGGGGCCGGCGGCGGGGGTGCGTCCTCGCTCGGCGGCGGGAAGTTGTAGCGCTGGCGGAAGTAGGAGCGCAGATCGTCGTCGACTAGCACGACTTGTTTGTCGATCAGGACGCCGAGGTCAGAGACCGATGCCTCCCGCTCCTCGCGCCGTTCCCAGCCGATGAGGGGCGCGCCCTCGTCGGCGCCGTAGTTCCAGTCGACCCAGTCCCACAGCGCGTGTTCGGTGGTGATGCTCGCGTGCCAGTTGGCGATGGCCTCCTGGCCGAAGGCGAAGAAGTCGATGAGGCTCTCACCGAGGGAGCGCGAACCCGTCTCGGAGTTCCGCCCCAGGTCGGCGAACATCTCCAGCATCGCCATGGACATCTGCTGGTCGTCGTAGCGGATCGAAGCGAGGATGTCCGAGAGCGAGCCTTCGACGCCCTTGACATGAAGTCGCCCGGGCCCGGCGCCGCCAGAGACTTCGCCGGCCCGCAGTTCTTCGGCCTTGCGCGCTAGCGCATCGACCTGATCCTGCCCCAGCTCGGGGCCGGTCTCAAACCACGGCACGCCCATCGAGTTCCGCGAGTGCTTCATCACGTCGAGTCGGAGCAGCTCGTCCTTGCGCCGCCAGTGCCGGTACATCGGCCGGAGCATTGAGCGGCCGAACCAGTTGGCGCCCTCCTGGTTCCAGACGTAGGCGACGAGGCGGTCAACGGGGATCGGCTTGCGGTCGCGCCCGATCTGGAAGCCCTGGGTGATCGATTCGAGCCCGCCGTCGGGGGCGACCTGGATGCCCCCGCCCTTGGCGATCGTCACCGGGGGGCGTGGCGCGAGCTTGCGCAGCCGCCATTCGCCCTCGACGATCTCCCCGACCTGCTCGAAGAAGTAGTGCCCGTAGACGCAGGGCGAGCGCAGGACGTGGGCCAAGTGGCGGTCGTGGGAGAAGCGGCGGCGGTCACGGCCGACAGAGGGCGGCGCGTCCTCGCCTTTGACCGGCAGGTTGAAGTTCAGCGCGGCCTTCTCGACCAGCTCGTCGCGGGCGCCGTTCGGGTCGATGAACCAGTCGAAGCGGCGGACAGGAAGCGTCATCCCGAGGCTGAGCCCCGCGACCTGCGCATCGGCCTCCATGCGCTCGGCGACGCCGACCCACTTGGGCCAGCGCAGCTTGGCGGCGTACTCGCGGTCATCGACGGCGCTGGTCAGGTGCCCCCAGCTAGGAGCTGAGTGGTGGAGGCTGGCCTGCCCGATCTCTTTCGTGGGAGCAGATGGGCTCACCATTCCTCCTTCATCAGCGCTGCGGCGGGGTCAGGCTTGGGGCGCTTGGACTTGCCGACCTTCTGGGTGGAGCCGACGGAGAGGCGCTTGAGGGCCTGCGTCAGCGCGTCGACCTGGTCGTCGTTGGTCGCGTTGGGGAAAGCGCGGTGCTCCCCAATGAACGTGTCGGTGCGCGTGGGCTTGTAGCCCTGCGGCGCCGGGATCAGCCCCTCGGGGATGAAGACGTTGCCGGACTCGATCTGCGGTTCGACGGCGTGGGCTCGGGCTTCCTTGCCCCCCTCAGGCTCGACCGGGATCAGGCCCTCGATCTCGCCACGCAGATCATCGATGATCGCCGAGCCGTTGGCCTTGTCCTCGACCAGCTTGCGGTGCGAGCCGACGCCCTGCTGGTGCACCCAAGCCGTCAGCGCTCTCATCGCCTTCTTCGTCTCGGTGAAGGACATGCGACCCCGGACCTGCGCCATCAGGTAGCGGTTGGCGCCCTTGCACCCCCACACCTGGCCGACGACGTAGTCGGTGTCCGACTTCTTCTTGAAGGCCATATCCCACGACTGCGTTACGTCGCGGATCAGCTTGGGCCAGCGGAGCGCTGGGTAGAACTGCCACCAGGCATCCTTGAAGATCCCGCCCGCTACGGGCGCCGGGCGCTGCTGGTAAAGGGCCTCCCAGACGTAGGTGCCGACGGCGAGCTTGATCGCCGTCAGGGCCTCCTCGTCGTAGCGCTCGGGCCAGAGCGAGGCACCGGGCTCGCGGGCGAGCGGGTCGTCGGCCTCGGCCAGCGCCGGCAGCCGCACGACGTGCCACTCCTCCCCGCCCGACTCCATCTCGGCGATGAGGCGGCCGGGGAGGTCGTCCTCGTGCCAGCGCGTCTGCATGACGACAGCGATGCCGCCGGGCTCGAGGCGGGTGTAGGCGGTGGACTGCCACCACTCCCACGCGCGCTTGCGGTAGGTCGGGGAGTCGGCCTCCTCCCGGTTCTTGACCGGGTCATCGACGATGAGGAGGTCAGCGCCCTTGCCGGTGAGCGGACCACCGACGCCGGCCGTGATCATCCCGCCGCCCTCGGCAGCGACCCAGTCGAAGAGGTCGCCTTCCTCGGGGGTCCAACTCAGCCGGGCCTCCCAGAGGTTGCGCGCCCGGGCGTCCTCGGCAACGTTGACGCCGAAGACCGGCTGCCCGACCGCCTCCAGGATGTTGCGCGACTTGCGCCCCCAGGTCGCAGCGAATTCCGCCTCGTAGGAGGCGAGCATCACGCGCCGGTCGGGGAAGGTTCCGACGTACCAGGCCGGGGTGTACTTGGACACCATCTCGCTCTTGCCGTGGCGAGGGGGTGCCTCGAAGATGATCCGCGGAGGCAGGGTGCCCGCGATCGCCTCGACGAGCGTTTCGTCGATCAGCTCGACGTGGGCGGGGTACTGGAAACGGGGGTCAGTGGCTAGCGCGAGACCGGCCGGACTGCTGCGAGCGAGAAGCACCGACTCGCTGACGGAGTCCTGCGGCATGCTTTCGAGCGTCTGCGTCGTTGAGGATGGCGGCACCTGTCACCTCCAGTTGCAGCGGGGCGCCATCTGCTCCAGTGATCTCTTGGCGGGGGCGGCCGTAGCCTCGGTCGAGTGCGATGGACAGAGCCTTAAGGCGAATGTTGTGATCCTCGACTTCGATCGGCTCAGCCATCTCACCCTCACCGACGACGCCTACGACCTTCATTGCCACGCTCGCGTCCTTGAGGAGGTCGAACCAGTGGTCGGCTTCCTCCTCGATGCGCTCCCTGAGCACGTCTACGACGCGAGGCTTCTTGGGGCGGCCCGCCTTACCGTTGTCTGCGACGAATCCCACCGATTCCCGTGTTTTCGCGTCGGAGTGGGCGAGGCAAAAGTCGGAGTCCCTGAGGGGCGCCGCCTTACAAAGCTCGCCCTTCTTGGTCGTACCGCAGCACTGGCGTTTCGTGCTAGCCGCCACGACGCACCGCCTTGCGGACCCCCCCGACTCGGCGCACCTTCCGCCCGCGGCCTACACCGCAATGGACGCATTTGGGTCCGCGGCCAAACCGCTCCTTGCAGCGTCGGCAGAACGTGGCGGGCATGGTCGGCACTCCTGGTCGAGGTGGATGAAGAACGCTCGCGCTGTCGCCATGTGCGGTGTGACGTGTGCGAACTGGCGAGCGAGATGGCGCCGCCCGGACTCGAACCGGGAACCTCCGGGTTATGGGTTATGGGCCCGGCGAGCTACCAATTGCTCTACGGCGCGTCGAAGGCATGTACGCTGGCGGCATGCCAACCGTCATTCGATTCGACAGCGAGAAGATTGAGGTCACCGAGACTCCACAAGAGATCCGGGACGCGATCCTGGCGGCCGGCACGGCCAACGTGCCGATGATCGAAGTGACCGACAAGAAGGGCGCGAAGGTCCACGTCAACGCCCACCGGATCACAACGATCAACGAGCGAGGCGAGTACCGGGCAGCGTCCTTCCAGTGAGGCTCAGGGCATAGCGGGGGCCAGGGTTCTTCTCGACTCCCTACCGTCTAGCTGCTGCCGGCGGGGCGGCTACCCAGAGCTGAACTTGAGGGTTAGTCTAGCGGTTCGCCGGACGGATTACTGCTCGGCAGTCGGACTATCGGAGATCGGGTCATATGCCGGACTCATCGGGTCGCCACCCCCTGGCGGGCGCACGACTACGCGGTCCGCCTCTCGCCCGAGCGTCATCATGCCGCCCATTCTATGCCACTGTGAGCGGCCGACGCCCGCGCTCGCTGCCGCTTTGCCCGCCGGTACTCCGCCGCCATCTGCATCTCCCGGCGCATCCCCGCTTCCATCTTGTGCTGCTCCATGCGGCGTCGAAGGTTGGGCATCTCGGCATCGGCAGCGAAGCGGTTGAGGGTGGCGTCGTCCACCGCAGTCGCCGGCACGTGCTGGCCCTCGGTGTCGCGCTGGTCGAGACCTCGGGCTGAGCCGCCGCCGTAGCCTCGCTCGGTCTCGGGGGTCCAGTTCTCGCGCTGCTCCTCTTTGGTCGGGACGCGCTTGAGCTGGACCTCGATCTTGCCGTCGCGGTGGACCACCTGTGTGCCCGAGCGGGTCTTGAGGCCGGCTTCACGGGGATGACCACCGATGCCACTGGCCAGCTCGCGGTTGGTCTCGCGAAGGTCGTGGATCACCACGTCGGTCTGCCATTCGGTCTCGCCCTGTTTGAGGTGCCAGCCTTTGATGACGATCCAGAGGCGGGGCTGGCGGGGCAAGTCGATGGTGGCCCCGGTCTCGCGGTCGACGACGTGGCGACCGCCGCGGGTCTCGGAGATGACGACTTTGGCCCCGGTCTCCTGGTCGGGCTTCTCTGGGCGACGAAGGACGTTGAGGGAGCCGGCGAAAGCAGCCTTGCGCTCGTCTCGGGTGAGTTTCAC